TGTTTTCTATCTATTAACTCACTTGTAGATACTACTTTATTGACCATACCAAACAGACCTTGTAATACTAACTTGTGTGTTTTACTATCATCTAACGTACCAGTAAGACCTATTCTGTATTTACAATCTGTTAGTTTAGTCATTATCTTTGTCAATGATACAGCCTTAAACAAGTGTGCCTCGTCACCTATAACTGCACCATAGTCTTCAAAAAATTTCTTTGGCATTTTGTATAGTGATTGCCATGTTGATATTACTATACGTTTATCATCATCTATATCATAACCATGATACTTTCTACTGACATTTTTTTCTACATTATAACCATAGTCTTTAAAATCTTTGTACAATTGTTCTACTAGTGATGTTGTAGGTACAATAATGAGGATATTGTTATCTATCATATTAAGATAGTGTCGGCATAACATATAGATGATAAGTGATTTACCAGAGGCAGTAGGCGATAAAACTAGTCCTCTTTCATATTCTAGTGCAAACTTGAAAGCGGCGATTTGATAGTCCCTCGGCGTGATAGATATATCATAAGACTCGATTAAACCGTCTATATCGGCGGCTATGCCGCTGTTATATGTAAGGATTTGACTAGATTCGACAATATGTACAGATTTCTTCTTACACCAGTCTTTTAAGTAAGGATACAATCCAACGTATAATTGACCTGTAGCATACGAGTATAGCCGTATCTTTCCGTCCCAAACTCTATTACGAAATTGAGGCGTAAACTTGTAACCAGGTACTTCAAATGAGAAATAATCTGATAACTCTCTACGGATACTTGCGTCTGCGTCAATGCGTAAGTACACGTCATTGACCTTGTCAACTATGATGTTTTGCATTTTAGATTACGCCAGATGTAAACTTACGCCAGTCTATAGCATTCTTAATTTGAAAGCCACGATTAGAAATAATTTTAATTGTTCTATCTAGGTAGTCAACAACACTTTGTACGTAAGTTACTTTTTGTTCTAACTTAATAATTTCGTCATCTGATTTAAGGTATTTGTCAACGTCTGGTTTGAGAAGTTTAATATTAAAAGGTTTCTGTTGATATACACTAGGGTCTGCCTTACCTGTGTAGTATTCCCATTTCTCTCTTGTTAATCTTGCCAAATCTTGTTCAGCCTTTTTCAATAGATTAACATATTGATTATGAAACTTCATATACTTGTTATGAAGTTGTGGTGTTTTTAGTGATTCTAAATCAAGTTCAGTATCATTTATTTTTAGGTCTTTTTCAGCGAGTGCTTGTAGTTCGTCAAATGTCATAATATATCCTCATTGTTTTTTATATTTAGTTTCAAATTAGCATTGTGATTGTACATAGGGTCATAGTATTCTTCTAGTTCAGGAAACACCTGAAACAAATGTGATTCCCATTTTGTTCCTTCGTAGAATTTATCTTGTTTTAAAAGATATTGAAATGTATCTTGTATATTAACATCTTCATCTGCTGGTTTTCTTAATGCAGCTTGTATGTCAGGCCACTTTTCATATTTAGAAATCAAACTTTGTTTTAATTTTTCTGGCAAATTATTTACTCTTAAATGTTTTGGGTTTTCTACCATTGCCCAATTGATTTGATCTATTAGTTTAGGTCTGTCTAAACAATAATCTATTACTTCATAAAATCTCATAACACTTAAAAACGAAACTAGACCATTAAAATCAACAACAACATTATCATACTTTCTACAGATTTCAGTATTTTGTATAACTTTATTCCAATCTGTTCTTCTTCTCATATATTCTATAACAGGACCTATACCATCTACAGACGCAACCATAGATACAAGTTTAAAATGTGGTATGTAATTAAAGATATTATGTTTGCCTGCTTTTGTTTCTGTAAAGTTTGTTTGATACTTTATCATAATATTTTTTGCTTCATCTATGTCTATTAATTTCTGTAGTAGTTCATAGTGTTTTTTCATAATCAATGGTTCGCCACCTATGATCTTAATACTACGTATAAAAGGCGCTAACTCTACGGTTTGTTGTATCATATCTTCAACATTCTTGCTGTTAAACGTTTTGTATTCACCCTTGCCATAATTTGTATTACCAAATATTTCTTCACTCCACACACCTTTTTTTGCAACCTGTTGACGGGTTGTTGAATTTTGATGTACACACATATGACAATCTAAATTACACTCATCGCCATACACTTTTAATTGTACTTCTAATATTCTTTCTTCAAACTCATATTGACCTGTTGCTTTAAACATCAATACTGATCGCTCTATTGCTTGCCAGTAATCTTTTTCTTGTGTATGAATTTTCATACACGCTGTTCTTCGGGATCTGCCATAACGTTTTTCATCTGATATACATCTTTTACAAGTTTTCTTTACGGTCTTTAAATCTGAATTAGGATCAAGCATTTCTTTACGTATATTATTCATATACGTGCTATCACGCATCCAATGTTGTAGTGTAGTATTATTTACATTATGATTAGGCAAACCATCTTCACCATCTGCCTCTGCCCCAAAACAACAGGCTGCATAGTTGCCACTTATTTCTAAATAAACTTGATTGAAAGGTATATCACAAAAAAATATTTCTTGGTCTTTTGCTTGTTGACCTATTGTACCTTTATCAACAACAAAAGGATTGTACGCCCAACTATCTCGGTCTAACTGATCTTTAAACCACGAAGATGTATCAATTTGACCAGGTGCAGAATTGTCACCTGGACCACCCTTTGTCATATAATCAGGTAATTCTAAATCTAGTTCTCTTTCTTTACACTTCATAGTATTTCTAACATGCTTCTTTTTCTTACGAGATCAATATTATTCCATAGTTTTTCCTCTCGTATAACATTATAAAGAATTGAACCTGCAGCCATATTTCTTTCTGCTTGATTAACACCAGGTAATTGATAATCAGCACACATAGGTAAATATATTTGTACAGGATAACCTTTCTTTGCCCAATGTATTGCTGAATAAGGTTTTGATCTTAACACACAACCTGCTGTATTTGTACCACCTATTATGACATTGTTTATTGCATAACCTCTTTTTTCAAATATATTTTCTATATAATGTATCCAATCTGTATTATCTTCTATATCTTTTTTTCCTTCAGAATTAATTACATCCCAATTATGCAAACCTTCAATATCGTATATTTCTTTTATGTGTTCTATTCTGTGATGGTCTTTATTTTTACTATTAACAATATGATCTGATACTATATTAAGTTCAGTTTGAAGTTGTAACAACTCCATTAAATAATTATATCTTAAATTATTAGTTAATTCATCCATAGCTAAAACAGGATGACCTTTGAAGTCAATTAATAATATTAATGTTCTTGCTTCTAACGCCATTTTATTACGGTTTCTTTTTCAGGTTTCTTGTCGTTAGCGTCAGCCCAAGGATTTAAAAATTGTCTTCTTGTTTCTTTTTTATAACCTATACTGCCTAATAAAACGACAGGATATTTTACCCAAGGTATATCTTCCCAACCTTTATTCCATGTTTTTGTATGATAAGGAAAACATAATAGAGTTGATGTATCTAGTCCTTGTTCTAAAGCAAGAGCAGTTAAATGTGCCATAAACCAACCTATTTCCACAGAGGTTGTTCTTTGTATTTCTCCTATATATTCTTCGTGCATTTGCTCATAAAAATCTCCTTTTCTAATTGCTCTTGCATAGAATGGATTAGGTTCACATATTCTTTGTGTAAAGACTAAAACATAGGGTGCTGTGTTGATGTGTATAAATGATGGATTAGAACCGTCTTCTTCCCATTTATCTCCATGATCTTTTGAATAATGTTTAGGTATTTTGTCTTCATTTATTTCTTTTTTATTTGCCATACATTTTTTTGTTATAGACGCCTTTTCATCAACATGTTCAGGTCCTAAAACGTTTACATGATATGGCATAAAATTATTTTTAGACGGTGTTGTTTTCCATGTTTTATATAATAAATCGTCTATTAATTCTTTTGGTGGTATTTTGTCTTTTTCATATTTGTGAATATGATTCCTCTTACTTAAAAGTTCATATGCGTCCATGTTAATCCTTTTTGTGATATGGTTCTAGTTCAGGAAAAACATCAAACAAATGTGTCTCCCATTTAGTACCTTTGTAATATTTATCGTTCATTAAAAGATAGTCAAATGTGTCCTGATAATGTAGACCATCATTGCTTTCTTCTAGTAATTGTTGTATATCAGGAAAACCTTTATACTTTGGTATAAGTTTCTTTTTTATTTCGTCAGGCAATACATTAGCACATAACTTTTTAGGATTTCTTATATTAGACCAATTGATTTGTTTGAACAATGTTTTATTTTTATCTATCCATTCTATCAATTCGTAAAATCTTAATACACTTAAAAAAGATATTGCACCGTTTATGTTAACGGTAACATTAGGAAACTTTTTAACTTCTTTTATATTGTTTACTACATCTTGCCAGTTTGTTCTACGTCTTATATACTCTACGGACTTACCTATACCATCTAAAGATACCGTAAATTCAAATTGCATAAACTGAGGAATGTAATCTAATAATCTTAATTTTTCCATTGATAGTACTGACATATTAGTTTGATATTTTACAAACATTTTATCAGCATGACCTGTTTTACATATCTTATCTAATAACATGTAAAAGTCTTTCATAACTAATGGTTCGCCACCTATAAATTTTAAATTGTAAATGTATGGTGCCAACTCAACTATCTGATCTACAACGTTTTTTAACTTCTCACCTTTTACTAATTCTATAGGTGTCTTTGCATAATCAGAAAAAACATTTTCACCTTTTACTTGTTCCGAGTGTATAGATTTTAATCGTGTAGTAGAGTCGTAAGGTATACACATATAACAATCAAGGTTGCATTTGTTACCAAATGCCTTTACTTGTATCTCAAATATTCTGTCCTGAAATACACCTTTGTTTCTTCTTTTAAAATACTCTACCGCATTTCTTATACCAGGCCATATTGCGTGATCGTTTGTTTGTATTTTAAGAGAAGCTTGTCGCCTTGATCTGCCATAATTTTTTTCCTGAAACATACATTGTTTACACCATTTTTTTGCAAGTTCTAATTTAGAACCTGGTGTAGTCATTTCTTTACGTAAATCATTTAAATTTTTATTATCTTCAAAGTATCTACGAATAGGTACGTCTTTTATGTTAGGATTAAAACCTTCAGCAGCCCATGAGCATGGTGCGTATTCACCTCTAGTTGTTGTATAGACCATTGTGAAAGGAGCACTACAAAACCATATGTCGTTATTTCTAATTTGATCTTCTAGTATATCAACTTTTTTAAACCATTGACTCATGTCAACTTTACCACCACCAAGGTACTTGTCACCAGGACCACCTTTGGTCATCAATTTGTTTAAATGTGGATTCCTATCTCTAGGCCTTATAAGAACGGTCATAATATAATTTATAATAAAATTAAGTAGTCGTTTCTAGTGTGCCACTCCCACTAACACTTGCAAACTCATAAATTTTGTATTGAAATGTAACACTTGCTGTTAAGTAATTTACATCTGTTGCTTGTTGATTGTAATCTAAACCTGATAATGAGATAGGGTAAATATCTCTAAATCTAACTTCTAAATTAGAATTGTTTTTACTTGTTAATATAAACAATGTGGCGTCTGAATATAAACCACCATCATCTGAAGTTTGTTTTGCTACATCACCTATTTCTTTGTTTAAATCTTCTCTTGTTGTAGTAGGATATCTGTCTGTACCTGCAGCCTGTAATGATCTAAATTGAGAATGATCTTTAGGAAATCCTAGACCAGTTAACCAACCATGTATTTCTCTATAGTTTTCTAAATTTTCATCTACTAAAAATTGTAAGTTAAGTGTATCGTAATCTAGTTTATCACCAGGAATAGGTACATCTTTTAAAGGCGTAGGTTGTGTAGTAGTACCTAATGATACACCAGGTACATTTGCTGTTGTTACAAAAAATTCTACTTTAGGAAGTTTAATTATAGTAAATTTAAACTTTGTAGGTTCTGCGTAATCAAACTTTGTAGGTTGTCTTGTGTATGAGTTTGTAATAGTCATACAGCTATTTATATGAAAATTACTTAGGTTTAGGTAGAGGTATAATCGTCTTTTCGTCTACCTCTTCCCATTCTTTAGTTTGGGCTTCTGTCTTTAGTTTCTTTTCATTATCTGTAAGCACAGATTGTGATTTCTCTGCTTCATCTAATCGCTGTTCTATCTTTTCTAATGCGTTAGGTTTCTGTAAGTAATTAAGGCCTAATGCTAATAGTGTAATAAAACCACCTACTACTAGTATTCCCAGCAGTTCTTTAAATGGCGTTTTTTTCCACATAGGTATCTCTTTGTAAATTGTTATTCTTTCAGTATAAAACATAATCTACTCTTATTTATGCTAAAAAAAAGGGCGCCGAAGCGCCCTTTTCTAATTTGTTTCTCAACAAATATTACATGATGTTCGTAACTTGAACACGTCTGTAGTATCTGTTAGCGT